TTGCTTTGGCACGGGCAGCATCATATTTCGCCTTGTCCAGCAACGCCCCATTTAAAGACACGGCCTCAACGTTAAATACGCCGCCGTAGTACATTGGAATTTCTATCCCTTCAGCCGCTTTAATGGTTGCTTCGGCTGCGGTAACGTTCTGGCCACAGATCACATCCCAGGATGATTCATCTGCAGCATGAGTCAGTACATTGTCATCAGATAGTGTCAGTAAATCGCCGTAATTGTAGGCGGTACCTGCAGTTACCTTGCCATTGGCACGGCGCAGCTTTTCATTGTCGAGTACCAGTTTACGTGTAGTAAGTGATACCGGTGGAATATAGTGAATAGGCATAAATTATTTTCCCTTGTTTTGTTCAGCGAAGGCTTTCGCACCTGCTGTGAATTGATGTTCCTTGTTACCGCCCGATCCGCCTTGTCCACCAGTAGCCTGATGATTGAACAGGTAGTTCAACGCAGGATTTACACTTGGTGTTTGTTGTTGCTGCTGGCCAGCTGGTGGCTGCTGTCCACCTGTAGAAAACTGTCGAAGCTGCTTTGCAGTAAAGGCAAAGACGGAATCATCCATATTGGTATATGCAGTTTTATCTTCAGCACTGAATTGTGTTTTAAGCTCTGTTTCTAAAGCTGCAATCTCATCAGCACGTTTCTGGGCTTTAAACTGTTTCAGCTCTCCCAGCGCATCATCGCGCTCCTTTTCTGCCTGCTGTTTGGCCTGTTGTGCTTTTTCTAGTTCGGTCACGTCTGTGTCCTCTTTGGTTGGGTTTGAATTGGCTTTGCCTGAGAAGGCTTCAATAGTGGTTTGAGTGTCCGCACCCACCCCACAAATTGTGATTTCATGCACTCGCACATTTCGGAATACATGCAATGGACCAGTAAATTGCTGCCCATTTACTTCAACTGTTTTACCTGGTGCAATTTCTTCAATGGATTCTGGATCAGCCCACCATGACATTTGGAATGGATATTCCTCATCGATGTCTTGCACGATTTCTTTAGCTTTTGCATTGCTAAGAAAATGACCTTTTGCCCTAAAGGTTTGGTTGATTTCATATGAAGTGGCTACACCGACACGCTTACCACCAAAATGTTCTTCAACTAAACCAGTTTTAGCTTTTAACTGTAATCCTTGGAGGTCAATCACCACACCTGAGCGACCCCAGTAATAGTGATTGTCGATACGACCACCGCTATATACTTCTGCTTCAAATGTTCGGCGCTTTGTTTCACCATCTTCCATTGTAGTGATCGGAACATTTACAGCAGTAAACTGACAGCGCAAATGCTCCTGATTTAGTTCAGGCATTTTTCATGCTCCATAAAAAAACCTCTGTTTCGAGAACAGAGGTTTACAATTCAATGATATATGTTGGTAGTTTTTAGAGATTAGTTCAGAGAGTGAGGTTGATATATAAACGAAATCAGCTTAGTTATGTGCCTGTCTAATACTTTGAATTTTATAATTTAATGATAATCCTCCATTTCCAAAATTAAGGTTTAATGATTGATTAGCCTGAAGAGGAAGTGCTTCTAAAGTGTTATCAGGTAGGCGTTTAAAACAAGGATTAACTGTAACCAAGTATTTATCTTTGTCATCAGGACATAAATGTAGACGACAACTGTCAAAATCACAGATTTGGACAGAGTAATCAGTCATATAACCAGTATAACCTTCTGTTAGAGTAGCTCTTCCACCTATAAAATCAGATAAAAAATTAACTGGTCTATCGCTTTCAACCACAATACTCAGATCGTTTTGAGTATCTTTATTCTCCGTACCCTCTTGTATTAAAAAAAGAAAATACTTCATTCCTACCTCATGTAAACTATTATTTTAGTGAACACAATCTATATACTAGGTAGAAATCCTTTTCAATATGTAAAATATTTCGTCACTCACTATTTGCCTTGAAACTACCTGAAAAGATATGCCTAAGGGAAACAGTACGCCTTGCCCTGCATTTAACTTTTCCAGATCAATGCCTAAACCTTTAGCATTTTCAATCTGAATCACAATATTTGAAGCAGAACCTGCAAGCAGTAACGGCGCATCCAATGTAATGACCTTACCTACCTCCAATGATGCAGCGTAGGCTAGTGAAGCTGATCCAGCCACTGTAGTTGCACTATTCGATGCCACTGCCTGTAGCCTGCCTAAATCCTCCTTCAACCAGCGTTTAAGCACTTCCTCAGCCAGAGTAATAGGGGGCTGCTTTAACTGCGCCGTAAGAACTGAATCATTACCCTGTACATAGTTCAAAAAAGTACGAATCGCACTTGGCCGGATATCTGGATCAAGTGGAATCACTGTATTGGCCACCACATCAAATAAGTCCCGAGTCTTATCATCCATTGGAGCAAATAAACTGGCCAACTTTTTACTTGCTGTCCACTCGGCCTTGATGATCTCTTTCTGCTCCAGCAAAAATGCTTTATTCAGGTCAGAATCCAGAATCTTCTGGTCCACCAGACCTGATAGATCGCCATAGGTCATTGGACTGGTACTCCAGCCCATCTCCTCAGCCACCTCCGGTAGCTGATCATCTGGCGTAATACCGTATTTTTCCGCCTGCTTTTCAGTTAATGCAATCACTGTACAGCGACACATGAAGCCCCACGGCGGGTAATACATGAGCCAGAATGGATCATCGATATGACGGATAATCCGGTTCAATGCCAAGTGACTTGGACGGACCCGGCTATCATCGATAGCTGAATACATCAGGTATGGTCGCTTGTCTCTATTGCGTTGCTGCTGTTGCCAGCGCCCATGACTATACGCCGTCTGAATATTGGTACGAAAAACGTTCTTGAGATAAGGCTCACTTAGCTTGATCTCATTTTCAGCGACCAGTTTCTTAAAGTCCTCAAATGTCGAGCCATCTGCAATAGCCTTGTTTACAGCGGCTATCACAGTCTGGATCTGTTCTATGCTCGATAAAAAACTGACCGTGGTGGCCAGTTGTCGTGTCTTGAGATCCAGAGAGTAAAACTCATCAGGCAATACGATTTTACGAGACCGGGCAAACTGTAAGGCCTCAAGAAATGTGACTGGTTGCATTGGCGGAATCCTTACTATAAACATGCCTTGCATTCAGCCAAAGCTTGAAATATTCATCACGAACATCAAAGTAATGGCCCAATTTCTTACGCTGATATATTGAGAATTCATCGAAAACCAGTCCACAATATTTGGTGCAAAACTCTTCAAACTCATCATATAACGTCTGAATATCTTCCATCACTTCCCTCCACTCGCCATCACATACCCTAGTACATCACCTGCATATAAAGCCCGCTCAAGATTCGCCGTGAACTGCGACTGACTGGCCTCAGGCATGATCTGCATCAGATTAAAGGCTAGCTCTTCAGGAGTTGTACTCTTCTGCAGAAGCTCATTTACCTGGGCATTGCTTAAGAGTTCCATGTTTCGCTGTGCATCAGTCAGCTCTTCTACTTCCTGCTGTTCAGGTGATAGCTTTCTGGTAGTTGCTGCAAAGCTAAAGGCTTTATGGGGTAGTGCATTGAATTGCTGTATTGGAGTGATATCTGAAGCTACCCCAACCTTGAAATGCTCAGGCTTGATACCGTAGGTTTCAATGATGTACTTGTCATTAAACTGCACACCCAGATCCTTAAGCTTCAAGTCCCGCTCGACCACTTTGACATTGAGGTCCTGTTCACCACCTAGAATGATCGTATGCTTATCAAATCCATTGAGGATACAAAGAGCATCAATCAACTCCTGGACTGTCGGTGAAATCATGCGTAAGTCAGAATTACGTTTATCCATTCTGACTTCATTGTGCACCACTCCAAGTGCCTTACTGCCACCACCGTCATTCTCAGATGTCATTGTTTGGCCGAGAACCACTTTCTGCACACGTCGGACCATGACCTTATCAAAAGCTTCAAATGCAGAAGCACCTGCACCAGAGAAGTTAGTTCCCACTGTAGTTACTTCATCTTCTGCAGGAATTGATAAGATCGATTGTGCATGAGCATTCAGTAAAGCAGCGGTCATCGCATCAATATCTTGCTGCTTACGATTCTGACCACCCACCTTACCGATTAATAACGGCGAACCAAATCGTTCCAGGAACTTCACCCAAAATTTAGTGGAGCTAGTTTTAAAGTACCAGATCCAATATAGCTTGGTGAGTAATGCTTCCCCATAAGGCTGCTTATAAGATGGTTTACGCCGTGTCAGAAAAAACTTGAGCGGATAAGTTTTAAATACATTTACTTCAGCACTGGACTGGGGCTTACGGAAGATCAGCTCACCATTATTTTTAGGCTCAAACCATTCCAGCGGCTTGACCATAATATCGGCAAGGGTAAACCGGTTATTCTCATCAATCTTGTAGTTAGCTTCCAAAACTGAGTAACCGTAGGGACACGCTTCCCAAGCACCTGATACAATTTCAAAATGCCATTTGGTAAAAAGCTCTTTTAAGAAAATGGTCTGTTTACCATGATCTTCTATGAATCGCCACGGCGCATTTAAAACTGCATCAAGCCGGGTTTCCATTGCCTGTGATATTTCATCATCCGTCATTAAGACCGAAAGACGTTGCCGAGAAAGTCCAGCTTGACGCAATACCTCATCCACATCAGCGGCTCGTCCCATAGCAAAAGCAAGATTCTCTACCGCTACACTGGTCATTAAGCCTGCTGATTTTGGCTTTGTCTCTTTCTGTTTGTTTTTGGATTTTGCCATATTAAAAACCTTGTTTAGAATCTGCGTGTACCACCTCCACCTGGTATTAATCGGGCAGGCGGCCTTATGTCACTAAAGCAAATCATGACACCGTCAGCGCGGTTCGGAGACAGTGCACCATCGGGTTGTTTATTCACTAAAATCTTGCCAGCACCATTCTTGCTATAGGTAGGCTGTGACAGCTCTCGTTTAAGTTGTTCAAGCTCTTGCTTGTTTATATCTTTGGTTGACAGTGAAATAAGACTATCGGGGTCATACTGCATTCCCTGCAAGGCTCGATAAGTATTCTGAAACCTAAGACGCAATGACCACCACATCTGGGCTTTAAGATTGGCAAAGAAGTCTACGTTTTTACGTGCCTCAACCATTTCCTGTTCCGGATTGTGTACTGCCCCTGATCCCCGAAACGGATTAGCTTCGATTTCTGGAATGCCTTTAGCTTTATTCAGCTCATTAATGACACGTGCATCACCACGCACACCAGCACCCAGACCATCTGCATCATAGAAAAATATATTCAGCTTTAAATCCAGGCATGCATCTATGGCTTTTTGAGTGGTACCAAAAATGTCATCACCAATACCAGACCAGGTATCTAAGTACTGCAGAACAATACCGTGACGCGCAGCAAATGAGTTTTTATCCTTGCCTTCATCCGCCACATCCAGTGCACCATTACGCTCACCAGAAGGCTCTATACCAAGCTTTATGTGAGCATCAACAGCAGCCTGCACCCATGCAGATGGTATCAATACCCCTTCTACTGAAGCAGCGTAATCAATATCAACTTCTTGGGCCAAAACAATGTCATCCAGTGTGGCCAGTTGTTTCTCATACCATGGATAAATCAGTTTGCCATCAAGTTCGACCTGCCAGTTTTTATCCGGATTATCACGCCAGGCCATGGTGAAAACGGCGTAACGGCCACTGAAACGATCCTGGTGAAACTTGTCACCAATACCATTCGGTGTTGAGCCTTTAATATGGACATTAGTGTTTTGTGATATTGCCGCGTCTACTGCTTCCTGACGTTCTACAAACGCCCACTCATCCAGAAAGTACATTGTGGTCCGTCCACCACGGCCAATGTTGTCTCCTGCTTCACCGGTAACCGTTGCACCGTTGTCTGGATTAATGATCCGCATGTAATTGTCATGCACTTTTTCAATAAAGCCCTTGGGCTTCATCCAGGCTGGCAGCTTGGAATACATATCCCTGAATTTATGAAGCAGTGTTTTTGGGTCACCCTTCTTGTCAACCAGATCCTCTTTTCGGCTCCCCACACCACCCGCAAAGCCTTCTACAAATAACCACCGGTGCAAGTAAAAGCCCAATACAACATAGCTCATACCTTCATCACGGCTTTTTTCAATCAAGCCATGTGTCTGAGTACTTTCACGTTCAATTAACCAATCTACAAGTTCAACCTGACCGGGACGCAAAGCAAAAGGAATATTTGCTGGCAGGCCAAAAGGCATACCTCGTGGATCATAAGTCCATACCCAATGGTTGAACCAGTGTGCCGGATCGTTTTTGCATTTATAGATTTCAGCCTGGATACTTAATTCATTCTGCTCTATCAATATCCGGTAGTAATAACGCCGTGTCATTTCCTCTATAACATCCGGCAGACGTACATTGATTGTCCACTCTTTAATTAGTGGCGCTATATCTTCAATTGCATAAGTCATAACTTGCCATTAATTGCTAAACGCGAAAGCTCCTGAGCGGACAGTCCAGCGAGCTCATCTGGGGTGAATTGATGTGTTGATTTGGTTTCTTGCTGGATCGGACCGCCGTCCTTACCGGTGATTTCTATTTTCTTTTCATAATGGCCTTTAACGATCTTTTGAATTTGATCAATTAGTTTAATGGCCAGCACCACGTTACTTTTTTTTGCCACCAATAAATCGCTCAAAATTTGTAATTGAACAATGTCATTAGCACCAATGATATTTTGTAGTGGTTGATCTAAATATTCCTGTCGGGCCACTTTAAATAGGTCAACGAACTCCTGAGCCAAGTCAGCTCCAGCTGCTTTAGTAGGGTCGTAATATTCCACCTGTTGAGGTGAAACATCCAGATTAAACTTTTCCTTGATGTCCTTCACTACTTCAGAGGGGGTCATAAACTGTGCAAGTGACCGAACTATAAATACTTTTTCTGCTTTTTTAAGCCTTGCCATAAGTCACCATCCATCAAGGAACATCAAGGAAAGTGGGCAAAAAAAATTTAAAACTACCCGATCACACACGTCCCACAACACGCAGCAATATTAGTTTCAGACACAAACGGCGCATTCTTCGCAATTTCCAGTAAACGCTTAACTGACTCATCAGCTCCCCAGCGTTTAGTCTCACCAAAGAACACCTCGACATCATGGCCAGCCAAGTAATGCTTTGGTAAGCCGGTCATATCGCTATAAATGATTTCGCCGTCCTCATCACGTTCAACACCGATGTGATAAAGCTCATGCTCAATCAAACGGCAGAACTCCTGATCATTAGAGTTTTTGCAAAAGCTTGCGTCTACTGTAATGAGATAAACAGGTACATAGCCGAACCAGTCCCGCATCTGCTGTTCCTGCCTAGCCTTTTTCCAACCACCCTGGTTAAACATCACCTTTTCACATTGGCCCAGTACCATACGTTTTTTCGCTACTGCCGCAGATGAAGCCCAAGCAAATGCCAGGAAGGTTTCATCATCATGAAGCAGCTCAGCGATATGATCATGGTCCGGATTGTGCAGCTGGCCACCCAAGGTTAAAAAGTTTTTAAGCACCCATTCTTTTAATTCAACGGCGGG